ACTCTTTCGTCAACTGTCTTGCTCATAGCTTCGTAACCTCCCTCCATGCTTCATTTGCGATTTTGTCAAAAATAGGCTGAATAGCAGGATTGATATAATCTCGCCCCTGTACCCAGCCGCCGTTTCTTGTTCCATGCCCATATTGCAGGATGATGGCAATTGGAACTCCATTTTGAATGTTTGAGTTATAAAACGAAATCGCCACCGACCCGCTTTTATTCCTGATCTCGTAGCGCCATGAACTGGCAGTTTTTCCCGAATCGACAGGTGTTGCAGACGCAAGGGCGGCTACTCCCTCTCGACCGTACTTATCAAGGTCTCCAAGTTTAACGACCTCTTTTGCCCTCTCTAAATACCTTGTCAATTTAGAGAAGTCGCCCTTTTGTCTGAACGTTATCATATAAAATTCTCCTCTACATAAGCGCGTTTACCCTGCTCTGAACCACAGAGTAGTCATAGCCGGCCTTTGTCAGTCGGTTCTTCCGGTCTTCACCAACGCCCCATTTTCCCTGTATGACCTCACGAGCCACAGTATCAACCGATTTCTTGGAAGAAGAAACGAGAGCGTTGACGCGGTTCTGGACCTCACTGTAGTTGTAGCCGGCCTTGGTGAGCGCCTCTTTACGAGCATCGCCGTTGCCCCATTTTCCGGCGATTACTTCCTTCGCCACTTCGTCTACGGACTTCTTGGAAACTCCAGCCTTTCCGGAAAGGATAGCGTTTACACGCCCCTGAACCTCAGCGTAATTGTAACCAGCCGCAGTAAGGGCGTTTTTACGAGCATCGCCGTTGCCCCAAGCTCCATGAATCACCTCGTTGGCAATCTCATCTATGGTCTTCTTCGTTTCTGAAGAAACAACGGTTGAAGTGCCGGCGGCATACTTTGGATGGGCAAATCCACGGATATACCCCCAACCGACATTGATGGTACGGCGGTCAACTTTTTCGCCCTTATTACCCTCGATACAGACAATCGTGTCGCCGTATACCTGCTCCACATAACCGATATGGTCGGCATAACCGTCATTCGGCTGCGTGGAATCGTCCCAGTTGAACAGAATCACATCTCCAACCTCAGGTTTCACAGAGCCATCCTCAATCCAGATGCCTTTTTCCTTGAAGATTTCGATGTGCTTTTCACAGCCAACTTCGGTTCCAATCAGGTCAACAGCTCCCGCCTTAATTGCACAGGCGGATACGAATGCGTCGCACCACTCATCGGTGGTCTTTATCGCATAACCACGGGCAAGTGGCTTGTGGGAATTGTAGATATCCAGAATCTCTTTGAACTTCCCATTTGCTTCGGAATAGCCAAGCCAGCCGCGGGCAACATCCAATACAGCGTTTGCCGTTATCCCGGTTTTGACAGTATTGCTCTCCTCTACAAAATAGTAGTTCATATCAACATTTCCGCTGATTCCGGGAACGCTGCCTTTGCTGCTGTATTGATGAAAAGAACACGGATAATCTGCATCGCCGCTCCAGTCAGCAAGCCATTTGATATACTTGTCGAGAAGAGCGTGGTCGTACCAGTTTCGGTAGTAGTCAATGTTAAAATAGACTCCAGCCTTATATCCGAGAGATTCCACCGTTTCACAGAACACTTTTGTATGCGCATTGCATTCGACTTTCCCAAGCGTCACACCAGAAGCCGCTGCCTTTGTGACTGTGTCATACTCGAAGTCGAAGAACACGATGGTCTCTTTACCGAGACCGGCTTTCTGAAGATTCGCGATGCATGACCGCGCCTCCTGCTTCGCCTCTTCGACATTGAGTGCATAAGAAAAGTGGTACACACCCATAATGGCGAGCCCCGCTTCCTTACACTTCTTTACATTTTCAAAGAATCTGGAATCTACTGTATGTCTGTAACCCTCTCTGAGAATTACAAACTCGATTCCACTATTCTTAACCTTCCCAGCATCAATATTTCCTTGCCAGGTTGAGATATCTATTCCGCGCTTTTTAGGCATAATCATCACCCCTTCGAATTTAATTGTTTTCTTCTTGCCGCATTTAAAGCAGCATTGCGTTTCATGATTTCTCTCCTGCTTCTCTTTTTAGGCGGCGAATTCTTAATATTGCACACCTTAATAAGAGTAAGAAGACGATTAAGATGCCACTTCTGACACTCAAACGGAATATTCAGAGCAATCATCCAGTAGTAAATAATCTCTGCCGTAACTTGTTCTCTGCTGGCTTTTACTGCCTTTTCCTCCGTAAAATGAGTAGCAGTCATCGGAGCATCGATGTATCGGTTAATTTGGTCGATACAAGATGTTGTCAGATAGTTATACACTTCCGGATTCACATTCTGCGTGAGCGTCATACATTGCACATAATCCAATGTTTCCTCAAGCGTCTTTTCCTGTTTGGTAAGAAAGGGCTTGCACCATTTGGATTCCCATTTTGAAAGGGAGACGAGGGAATGCTCCAACTGCAATGTTTGCTCTTTGGGGTAGATAAACATCTGGTTTATTTCATCCCATTGTTCCTCGCCAGCAGGTATTGTAATTCGCAACATTCCCTTCACCTCCTCTTGCTTTCAGATTTAATTCGCTACCGGAATCAATGCCGGCGCTGCCCCCTGTCTGGAGTTCGGAACAATACCGTTCACAAACTTTGCCGCCGCATCAGCGTTGGTTGCCAGCTCCATAAACAGAACAGAATAAGCTTCCGTTTCGGAAAAAGCCTTGGACAGTTCATCAGATTTGATAAACCGCTTCCCGTCGGGGCTCTTCTCGCCGTATGCTTTGAGAATCAATTCCTTGAAAATCTTGATGATGGCCGGAGTATCCTGTGCTGCCACAATTCTCCGAATCATCTCAGACAGCCCGCCGGTAGTGCCCATTTCCATCTCCATACATTCCGCCTCGGAAAGATTGAAGTAATGGTCTTCCGTGCGCTCAGTTCCGTTGTAATCCTTGTAGGTAATCGCTTTCTTTAACATAATGTTTTTCTCCTTTCAACAATAAAAAAAGGAGCCGCCAGCTTTTACACTGAAACGGCTCCCAATCTGCTTAAATATGAAGTTGTGAATTAGCCCGCTGTCTGAAACTCCTGATAAAGCTTCAGAATCTCATCCGGCAGCGGCAGCCTTGCGTCAACGCCATCCGTACCGCCCTCAGTGGTAGGCTCTGTACCGTACATAATCTCCTCCAGCTTAGCCATGAACGTGGCATCAAACTTGGTGGAATCGAAAGTAAGACATGCCGTCGGCTTAAGCTTCTTACCATCGATAACCGTGTTGATAGCCACCGGAGTCGTGCTGATTTCCCAGGAAAGGGTGATGGGTTCCGGGCTGTCGTTGATGGTAGAATAGCCTTTTTCGGACGGAGCCGCCAGAGCACCGTAAATCAGATGCAGCTTATAGCCGTAGTCGTTGTTATCAACATCATTGCCCAGAATAGTTCGGTAAGAGAGACCAAACGTCTTTCTGGACTGCTGACCTGCAAACATACCGGGCACAACCTCGACCGAGCCATCGCACTCCGCAAATTCGTCGGGGTACATATACGCCTCGACAGTAGCCCCAAATTCCTCCGCCGACATCAGATTCAGGTACTTGATGTTATCTGCATAAATCGGAGAAGCTTCCGCTCCGGAAGGACTTTCCGATACAGCACTCAGGCCATTCCATGCGACACCTTTACTGTAAACGCCGCCAGCCTGAATAGGGTAAAGAACGCCGTGATCCACACCGGTCTCATACAGACGCTCGCCAGTTTTATCCCAAACAAGTTTCATAGATTTGTTCCTCCTTAAAAGAATATGGTAAAGACATCATGATTCAGGTTGTCTTTTTCGTAGTGCCGGATAAACCGACAAGTGGGCAAAGCGGCTACTTTACCTACGAGCGGACTATCCGGATCTTTATCAATGACTGTTACTGAATATTTTCGATGTGACAAATAAACCCCGTCATTCGCATATGTGTTCTCGATACTGTCAAGACCGTATACGATGGCGGGGTAATTCATCTTAACCGATTCTGGGGGTTGAAAATAAGCGTTCCTCGTTCCAAGGATTTCGCAGAATATCTCATGTAGCAGAAGACGTCTGTTCGTCGCCATGATATACACCCCCTATTGTCAGAATCAGCCTTGGGTACTGAACTTCTACATTTGAAATCTTCCATTTAGCACCCATAAACCCAACGTACCGCATCGAATGAAAATTCTCATTGGCAAACGGATCGGCAACAATGCTGATCTCATTTGCGACATTGATGTCGTCGTTGAGCGTTTCAGCGCTTTGGAGCCTGCGCATATTACGAGTCAAATCACCAAAGTACATACGCTCGGTAATCTGCTCCTCCCATACGCCAGGTCTCGTTTCCACTGTCTCAGCATAGCCGATTGGTCCGTAAAATTTCGCCATTTTGAATTTTTACCTCCTGGACATTAGCCGCTGACAGACTCTGCTTTCTCCTCGATGACGATAGCAGACTTGATTCTGGTAAGCTGACCGGACTTGCGCGTCTCCAGCAGCGACTGAAGC